CGGTTAGGCAGATTGACAACCGCTCTGCTGTGCGGTGTAGAGCCTAATCTACTGTAAACATCGCCTTTTACAGGCGCACAAACTCATCTGGAACAAGATAGCCGCCTTCAGAATCCGTTCCAACCTGCAAATCGTTCCGGATGTCGGTGTAATTCCGGTTGCGGATGCTGTTCCAGAAAGCGGTTTTGTAGGCATCGGAAGCCGTTCCGGAAGTCTGCTTCGGCAGGTTTGGAGCGGTTGGGGACTGTAAGATTGCTTGAGAAGTTGGGCGGTTCAACTCTGCATCCAGCTGTTCTTGCCGTTCCAGCCGCTGGATTTCCTTGCCGTAAGCAACAATCTGTTGTTCCATGGCATCGTAGGTTTTGCTATCCTCTTCAGAGAGCAGACCGCTGGCGGTGCGTTTGGTGTCGAGGAAATCACGGGCGGTGTCCCATGCTTTCGCTCTTTTTTCTCTCAGTTCCTGAATGGTCATGTTCATTCCTCCTTAATCTTTCAAAAGTGCCAGCCGTTTTTCCAGCTGGTCAATGGGAATCCCGATGGGAGCGACTGCGGAAAGTTTGTGCAACAAGGTGTTCTGGGTATGCTTTGCGGAATACTGCACGGGTTGTGGTTCGGTCTGCGTGGATGGAGCAGGGGAGTCCGCAAATAAAATCCCGTCCACCAGTCCCAGTTCCAGGGCTTTTTCGGCATTCATCCACGTTTCTTCGCTCATCAGCTGCGAGAGCGTTTCCCGGCTCTGGTGGGACTTCTGCACATAGGCGTTCAGGATGGATTCCTTGACTTCTTCGAGCATGGTGATGGTCTGTTCCATGTCTGCCTTGTTGCCATAGGCGAGGGTCATCGGGTCGTGAATCATCAGCATTCCGGTCGGGGAAATCAAAGTTTCATCGCCTGCCATCGCCACCACGGAAGCCGCAGAAGCGGCAATGCCGTCAATCTTGACCGTGACCTTGCCCGGATGGTTTCGGAGCATGGTATAGATCTGACTAGCGGCAAACACATCGCCGCCCGGCGAGTTGATAAAGACGGTCACATCACCGCTGTGTTTTTGCAGTTCCGAGCGGAACATGGCAGGGGTGATGTCATTTTCAAACCATGTACTCTCCGCAATCGCACCGTACAAATACATCTCCGATGCACCGGTTTCTTCGTTGCGTACCCAGTTCCAGAAACGATTATTCTTCATGGGTCGTTTCCTCCTTTTCATTTTTCTTTGCAAATGCACCTGCATCAGCAAGTTTGGTGAAGCTACCGTTTACGAGATACAGATTTCCGCCCTGTTCTTCCGGCACCAGATTCATATCCTCCAGTTCCCGAATGTCATTGGTGGACATCCAGCCGTTCTGTCTGGCGGTAGCATAGCCCTGCATTCTGGAAGCGTAGTCACCACGCAAAAGCCCCTCTACATTGAATTTGATGAAGTATTTGCCTTTCTCTGAATCGGAAAGCAGATCTTTCATCATGCCTTGCTCCCATCGAACAATCCACGGGTCAAGACTGTATTTCACGAAATCCAATGATAGATGTTCCACGTTACTGAATGTGGCATGGTCAAGATCGCCGATCATATGAAGCGGCACTCGATACAACCGGGCAATTTCCTCTACCTGAAACTTTCTGGTTTCCAGAAACTGTGCTTCATTGTTGGGGATGGAAATAGGCGTGTATTTCATGCCCTCTTCCAAAATTGCGGTATGATGCGAGTTGGAACCACCATAGGCACGCTGCCAAGCATCCCGCACACGCTCTGGATTTTTGATGACTCCCGGATGCTCCAACACACCAGATGGACTGGCTCCGTTGGCGAAAAAGGTAGAACCATAGTCTTCACAGGCAAGGGAAATGCCGATTGCATTCTTTGCAAGAGCAATGGGAGAATATCCCACCAAGCCGTCATACCCAAGTCCGGGAATATGCAGCACATCTTCTGCCTGCAGGACAATATCGCCCTGCTGTTTCAGGTTTGGATTGGCTTCATCGTAGCGACTGTAGATGTAGACCAGACGATTTCGCTGGTCACGGTCTACTCTGACCTTATCCGGCATCAGCGGATACAGCCCCAATACATCTCCACGACCGTTTCGGATAATTTGTGCGTAAGCATTGCCGTAGATTAGCAGATGGGACATCAGGGTTTCTCGGAATACGAAAGATGTCATTTCCAGATTTGGCTGATCGTGGAGTAAAAAATAGAGCGGATGCCGTGGCACTCGCTCTTTTCCGTTTTCGGTATATTGGTAAACGTGTAATGGCAGCTGGGCAATCGCCTCCGACAGAACTCTCACGCAGGCATACACCACTGTGTGCTGCATGGCGGTGCGGTCATTAACTCGCTTACCACTGTTGGAACGTCCGAAGAAGTAACTGTAGCTGGGACTGTCGTAGCTGTTTTTCGGGTGATCTCGTCCCCGAAAAAATCCTCTCAAAATACGCATAATTCCTCACTCCTTACAAAATCAACATATCTCTTTCGTCATAAACACTTGTTCCATCCCCAGTACATCCACAGCGAATTGCCCGGTCAAGAGCCATGATCATGGCGACAGCACCGTCAATTTTCTCTGTGGATTTTTCTTTATCCGGCTTGATATTTCCGGCAGGGTCACGCCTGATGAAAATGTTATCCATCATCCACCGAAGAACGGGGTGTCCGCTGTGGGCAAGGGTCTGTTCCAGAGTCAGTTTCATCAATTCCTTGGTCGGTGGTGACATATCTTTGTAGCCTTGCCCGAACTGAACCATTGTAAATCCAAGCCCCTCCAGATTTTGCGACATCTGCACTGCACCCCAGCGGTCAAATGCAATTTCTTTGATGTGAAATTTCTGCCCCAGTTCATCGATGAAATTCTCAATAAAGCCATAGTGAACCACATTTCCCTCAGTGGTTTTCAAGTAGCCTTGCCGTTCCCATATATCATATGGAACATGGTCACGTCTTACTCTGAGTGGCAGTGTTTCTTCCGGCAGCCAGAAGTAAGGAAGAACATAATAATGTTCATCATCTTCAGTAGGTGGAAAGACAAGCACGAAAGCTGTAATATCCGTTGTACTGGAAAGGTCAAGCCCGCCATAGCAAACACGCCCCGTAAGCAACTCTTCATTAAAAGCCACCTTGCATTTGTCCCACTTTTCCATTGGCATCCAACGAACAGCCTGTTTTACCCATTGATTGAGTCTTAGCTGCCGAAACGCATTTTCCTCGCCGGGAGTTTCCTTTGCAGAGTTACACGCAGCCACCACCTTATCCATTCCAATGGTTTTATCCAGACTTGGGTTTGCCTTTTTCCACACCTTCGGATCCGTCCAGTCCTCAGATTCATCTGCACCATAAATGACAGGATAAAATGTCGGGTCATGTTTTCTACCCTCCAGAATGTCCTTTGCTTTTTGGTGAACTTCATAGCAGATGCTGTTGGTGTCCGTTCCGGCAGTGGTAATCAGGAAGTACAAAGGCTGCATTCTGGCATCACCGGAGCCTTTGGTCATAACATCAAACAGCTTTCGGTTCGGCTGTGTATGCAGTTCATCAAACACAACCCCGTGAATGTTGAAACCGTGCTTGGAGTAGGCTTCTGCCGAAAGCACCTGATAGAAACTGTTGGTCGGTGTGTATACAATTCTTTTTTGTGCAGTAAGTATCCGGACTCTTTTCATCAAAGCCGGACACATACGAACCATATCTGCGGCAACGTCAAAAACAATCGAGGCTTGCTGTCGGTCTGCGGCACAACCATAGACCTCCGCTCGCTGTTCTCCGTCACCACAAGTTAATAGCAGAGCGACGGCAGCTGCAAGCTCTGATTTGCCATTCTTCTTGGGAATTTCAATGTAAGCCGTGTTGAATTGCCGATAGCCGTTCGGTTTCAGAATGCCGAACAGGTCACGGATAATCTGCTCCTGCCAGTTCAGCAGTTCAAATTTCTTTCCTGCCCATGTGCCTTTGGTATGGCTGAGGCATTCAATAAAAGAAACAGCATAGTCCGCCACCTTTTTGTTATACTTGGAATTCTCCGCCATAAAGCGGGTTGGTTTAAATCTTGCCATTGTATTCACCTCCCATGTAAGAAAAAAGACCTGCTGAAAAGCAAGTCTGCATCATTTATTTTTATGCCCCAGTGGGCAGTTTTGTAATTGAGATTCTACTCTCATTATAACCATATTATCATACAATTTCAAGTATAGCAAGTCATATCGGAGAAATATACTGCACAAACATAACAGCTGTATTTTGTGTACTATATATCTTCGGTACGAGCCACAGCCCCTTGAATCAGGGGCTGTTTGGAAAGAGTGGGGAAGGTTTATCTTCCCGTCATGCATTCCCATTCAAATTCGCAGGCATTTTCGTATTCCTCATCGAAAATAGCATCGTCATCAATGTAGTCCTCCTTGAAGTCGATTCTGTCAATGCCCTCAAAAATCGTTTCATTTTCTTCTGCATCTGCCTTTGCAAGGCTTTCTGCATTTTTCTCAACCCATTCTGTGAACTCTTCATCGTCCATTCTGTCCTCATTTTCAATTTCAAGGTCGTATTCGTATTCATCGTCCACCCAGGTGATAACTGCCTTTGTGATTTCGGTTCTTTCGTTCCAGTCCGTTCTGTTTGCCATTGCTCTTGCCTTTGCGATTCCGTATGATACCATTGTGTTTTTCCTCCAAATTTCGTGGTTTTTTGGTTGTTTTCCCTTTCGGTAACTGTATATTACCATACCTTTCGGCGTATAGCAAGCGGCTAAATGTACAGAACATAAGGCGATATTTTCGCTGTATATTTGGTGGATCTGACACTGGATAAACTTGCTTTTCTATGGTAAAATACAGTACAATGGAAAAGGCATCTCGGAAAATCGCAGCTACCAACCAAGCCCCGCACAGTTCGCCTGTGTGGGGCTGGTTTTGACTTTGGGCAGTTTTTCGGCAAGTGCTCTGAAAGCCCACACAGGGCAAACAGGGCGGTTACATGGGGAACTTTCGGTGCATTACAGACAGGATTTTCTCCCGTTCCTCCGTGGAAACGCCGATGCTTTCCAGTGCCTGCCGAATGCCGCAGTCCGGGCAAATGGGCGTTTGGTTGTCCGTTCTGGAAAGTGCAGGGACACCGGAGTAGGGTTTTCCGCAAAGTGGGCAGATTGCCGAAACTGGCTTATCCGTTTTCATGGTGGTACACCTCCCGTTCGCTGATGTCCATGGCTTTCCGCAGGTGTTTCAGGTCAAAGCCGAACTGGCGGTATCCATTCACACAGGTGCGGATGTAGGCAGAAGTGGGGATGCCCAGTTTCCGTTCCTCGTGCATGATGTACACAAAGGCGGTCAGCTTTTTCCTGGTTTCTGCAAGGGGAAGTTCCAGTTCCGTTTTGTAGTAGAAATGGGGATACCCCTCATAGCGGTCAAGGGCAAGTTCATCTCGTTCTGACACCGACCAGACTGCCGCCGGAACGGTACAGCCCTGCTTGGGTTCGATGGTCAGATAGGAGCCGGTCTTGCTGCCCTTGAACAGCAGCTGGTAATTTGGAATTTTCGCAGTTCCCATAATTCTGGCATCCGGGCAGCGGAACTGCATCTGTTTCACGTTCAGATTGCTGCCGTAGGCAAGGTAAAACTTTTTCATGCAATCAAATCCTTTCTGAAAGGGATACCCTTTCACCACCATAAGACCGCCGAAGCGGTCTGGTGTAGCTGGTAGCAAAAGGCTGTCCCTTTATCTGCCGAACCGGAAAGCGGCATCGCCATCAAGGTTCTTGGTAAGAAAATTTCTCGCTGTGGCGAACTCCTCGCCGACCAGTCCCAGCCGAATCAGCCATGTTCGCATGGCGAATTTCGGGTTTTCCGTTTGCTGTGGTTTCGGGCTGGCGGTTCGCAGTCCCTTTGCCATTTCGGAAAGGGCAAGGCAAAGTTGTATGTAGCTTTTCAGCTGTCCGGCATGAAGTCCGTTTTTCCTGCCGTTGGCAGGCTTGTCGAATTGAAATAACCGGAATTCAATTGTGCCTTTTGTAAAAGTTGCGTGATAGTTCAGCATGTGGTATCGGCTGTCATTGTAGTGCTGATTTCTGCCGTAATTTGCACCGTTTGCCGTATACCAGATGTCTGCAAACTGTGCCATGTTGGTGGGCTTTTTCTGGTTCAGCTGTTCGATGAATTGGGGATTGACCGTTCTGCAATATCGGTTCATTCTGCCTTGGTCGATTTTCAGGGCATCTGCAATCAGCCGTTCGTGGCTCGCCATCAGGTTGGCGAGGTTTCGCAGGGTTTGCGGTGTGTGTCCGTTTGCTCCAATGTGAATGTGTACTCCGGCTCCGATGCCTGCATGGCTGATTGCTCCGGCTTTGCGAAGTTTTCTGACCAGTTCCTGCAAGGTTTCAATGTCCTCGTATTTCAGAATCGGCGTGACCAGTTCGCACTTTTCGGCATCGCATCCTGCAATGCTGACGTCCTTTTGAAATTTCCATTCTCTGCCCTGTGCATCCCAAGCCGACCAAGTGCTGTAGCCGTTTCGGCTGGCGGTGTATTCGTATCTGCCTGTGCCGAAATGGTCGGCGGCAAGTCTGGCAGCTCGTTCTCTGGTGATGTGGTTCATCTCAATCTCCACGCCGATGGTCTGCTTTTTCAGGTTTTCAATCTGTCTTTCTGTTTTAACGTTCATAATGTTTTCCTCCGTAATTTCGGGCTTTGTCTCGGCTCTTCTGCTTTGCAGAGGTGTCCACCGGACACCCGCACCCCTTTCGTTGTACCCATATTAACTCTAAACGGAGGAGATAGCAAGCGGCTAAATCTACAGAAAATGAGGTCAAAAGATTGTGTAGAATACACCCTTGCAATCCTTGCGATTGTATGGTAACATACCGTACAATGGAGGAGGTGCCGCCTTATTTTTTCGCCTCGGATACGGTCTGGAAACTGTCGATTTCGGGAATCAGAGCAAGGGAAGAACCATTCTCCCACCGCATATGAATAGAACCCGCATCGTCAATATGCGTGACCACACCAACTGTTCCGGGAAGAATCGGATATGTTTCATTCCGCATAGAAAGCAGCTGTAATTTTGTTCCAACAGGGTACTTTTTTCGCAACTGTTCCAAATATGATTCACTCGGAAACGGCATCCGTATCACCAACCTTTCTGAATGCGGAATTGCCTGTGAGATTGCGAAGAATGACCTTTCTTGCCGCCTTGAATTCTGCCCCCACCATTCCCAGACGAATCAGGAAACACCGCATGGTGTACTTGGGATTGTCGGAGGTGTCCGGCTTACGGTTGATGCGGCTCTGGTTCTTGGCAAATTCGCAGAGCATGAAAATGAAGGTGCAGTAGGCATCTGCATCACCGTCCTGTTCGACCGTGAACCATGGAAATTCCACCTTTTCATCAGACGGAATGATGTCCAAACAGTCGGTTTGAAAAGCAGCCTGAAAAAGGGCAACCTTGTTTTCGCAGATCTGCCGGAGATTGCCGAGTGTATGTTCCGTGAAGAAATCGGCTGGCATCTGCACCGTCAAGCCTTTAGATTCCGGTTCTGATGTATCCGGAACAGCATAGCCCCGACTTGCCAGTTCGGCAAGAAGCCGTTCTGTTTCCTTATGATCGGCTTGGTCACTGATTTCCAGATCACCGGACTTGGTAACGGTGTAGCATTCACCGATTTTGTAGGCACAGGTGGGCATGAATTGATATACTGCTGGAATGCCGATAATCTCACTGATGGCTTTCACCAGTTCCTTTCGATTTTGACTGTGATAAGTAATGGTCATGTGAAAAACTCCTTTCTTTCGGCGTTTTTGCTTTCGCCATGACACATATTAACTCTGTTTCCCACAGATAGCAACTGTGAGATGTGTAGAATGTTTCGGCTGTCATTTGTAACAGATCACAAATCTGCCCAGACGATTCCGGCAAGCACAAAAACAGCAACATTCAGACAGATGCCATTCCCCCAAAGGCGATACTCTGCTGCATCACGATATGGATCTTGCAGCCATTTTTGTACCATCTTTCGACTTTTGGGACGGCTCTCCGGTTTTACCGCTTTTCGGTATTCTTCAAAAATAGCTACCCATCGGTCGATTTCTTCTTCTGTGGGATTTTCCGATGCCAGGTCACTGCACCATTGATCCGGAAATTCCTGCAGTCTTGCACATTCCTGCGGTGTCAGTCTGCGAACCGCATAACCGCTGGAAACGATACTGGGGTCTTTGTGGTCCCGTGCCAGCAGTGTAGGGGTCGTTTCCCGAAATGCACTGCTGAAATTTCCCGTAGAAGCAGCATACACTGCATGATGGTCGGTAGCATTCAAAGTGAAAGCGACCTCTTTGTTGACACCGCCGCCCTGCGGTCCGTTTTGGTCAGACCGACCGACCATTGAACCCTGCAAAGCATAACTTTCCAGCACAGCAATACCGCCTTGATTTTTGGCTGGTGACTGGTCGCTGGTGTCCAAAGTACGGGCAGTGTCTGCCTCATAAATGCCGCTGTGCGGATTACCGGAAAGCATGGCATTGCTGGAAAAGGAACTGATGCCGTATGCTTTCGGCTGAAATACAGTCTGGTCATTGTTGCAGGACAGCGTAGCAGATTTGTTTTCCTGTATCAGACTGCCTTTTCCACCGCCGGCTTTTCCGCAGCGAATCTTCAATGTTTTCGGTGTATCCATCAACAGCGGAACATTTCCGCCGCCGGTTCCGCATCTGGAAGTCAGTGTCTGTACTTTTCCGTTCTCAGAGATCTGAAGCCGGCTGTCAGCAGGATGATTTTCCAGTACACAAGGCGGATGATGGGCTTCTGCCCGAAGGGTGGCAGTGCGTTCTTTCAGAATGTCTATGCGTTCTCCGCCCTGGTCACACAAGCACAAGCCTGCCGTTCCAGAGCTGTCCGCAGCACTTCCGGCAGTT